AGATTCATGGCCGGGAGTTTAGATTGATCAATGACGATTCCGTGGAAGCCGTGGTGGAAGATCCCCGTGGTATTTCACGTGCCTAAGGAGCTAGATCATGGCAGAAATTGAAAAAGTAGAGTTCGAGTTTCCGGACGAAAAAGAGGAAAAAGAGCAGCCCAAAGCTGAGGCACCAGTAGAAAAAGAGGCCAAAGCAGAGGACGAAATTGAGATTGTGGATGACACCCCAGAGCAGGATCGGGGCCGGAAACCACTAGATTCAGCTCCTGAAGACCCGTCAGAGGACGAGTTGGCTCAGTATTCTGAGTCAGTCAAACAGCGTATTCAGAAGTTTACGAAGGGCTATCACGATGAGCGCCGGGCAAAAGAGGCTGCTTTGCGTGAGCGGGAAGAGGCTCTAAAGCTGGCTCAGAGCATTATTGAGGAGAACAAGCGCCTCAAGGGTTCGTTGGGTCGTGGCCAAGAAGCATTGCTCAACCAGGCCAAGCAGGCTGTAAGCCTAGAGCTAGATCAAGCCAAGCGTAAGTACAAAGAGGCTTATGACTCTGGCGACTCTGACGCAATTGTTGAGGCTCAAGAGGCTTTAACAGCGGCAAAGATCAAAGCTGACAAGATTGCCAACTTCAAACCGGCCCCTTTACAGACTGAAGAAAAGGGTGTAGAAACACAACAAATCGTTCAAGCGCCGTCGTCCGATAGCAAAGCACTTGCATGGCAACGCCAAAATCAGTGGTTTGGGACAGATGAAGAGATGACCAGCTTTGCGCTTGGATTGCATCAGAAATTGGTCAGAAGTGGGGTGGATCCCCAAAGTGACGAGTATTACGAGCGGATTAACTCTCGTGTGCGACAAGTCTTTCCGGATGCTTTTGATCCTCCGGAGGATACCGAGAAGGTTGAAAAACCAACTCGTGCTAAAGCTAGCGTGGTAGCGCCTGCAACACGCAGCACGGCTTCTAAGAAGATCGTGTTAACTCAAACGCAGGTCAACATCGCCAAGCGGCTAGGTGTTCCTTTGGAACTCTATGCCAAAAAGGTTGCAGAAGAAGCGAGGAAATGAAAATGGCTGAGAACAGAAATAGTCGTGAGATTGAGAAGCGTGAAACCACAGAGCGTGTAAAGAGCTGGGCGCCGCCCACCCTTTTGCCTACGCCTGCACCGCAGGATGGGTACTCGTTCCGTTGGATTCGTCTTTCAACCCTGAACCAAGCTGATCCCACCAATTTATCGGCCAAGCTTCGCGAGGGCTGGGAACCCGTTAGAGCAGTAGATCACCCTGAAATGATGTTGCATGGAAGCGACAATATTGAGCGCTACAAGGACAACATCGTTATTGGTGGCCTAATTCTCTGCAAGACCCCGACTGAGTTAGTTGAACAACGGAATAGCTTCTATCAGCAGCAGACCGACAATCAAACTAGCTCCGTTGATAATCACTTTTTGCGTCAAAGCGATCCACGGATGCCGCTTATTTCTGAGCGTAAATCCACGGTTAGCTTTGGTAAAGGCTCATAACTTTTAAACGAGGTTAAAAATGGCATATCCTTCTGTATCAGCCCCCTACGGGCTGCGTCCGATCAATCTGATCGGCGGACAGGTGTTTGCTGGCTCGACCCGTCTGATCCCCATCGCTTCTGGCTCCGGCACCGCCATCTTCTATGGTGACGTTGTTGTAGTTAACAGCGGCGGTACGATCACTAAGGTCTCCGCTACAAACTCCTCTTTCTCAACCGTTGGTGTTTTTCTGGGCTGCCAGTTCACCAACCCCACAACCAAACAGCTCCTCCAGCAGCAGTACTATCCTGGTGGCGTAACGGCTGACGACATCAAGGCTTTTGTTCTTGATGATCCCGATGCTCTGATGAAGGTTGCCGTTGTGTCTTCTGGCACAACCGTTGGCTTCCTGACACAAGCTGCTGTTGGTCAAAACGTCGCTTATGTGCCGAACGCTTCGAGCGGTTCGACTACATCTGGCGACTCTGCCGCCGCTGTTCTGGCTACCGCTGACACTGAAACGGCTCTGCCTTTCAAGATTGTTGACGTAGTGCCTGACACGGCTATCGCTGGTTACCCCGGTTCTTACACCGAGGTAATTGTTAAATTCAACTTCGGTGTACACCAGTATTACAATGCTGGCGGCTCTGAAGTGGCTGCTTAAGGAGCATATAAATGGCTATTTCACGCGCACAACTACTGAAAGAGCTGCTCCCCGGCCTGAACGCATTGTTCGGTCTTGAGTATGCTCGTTATGGTGAAGAACACAAAGAGATCTACGAAACTGAGACCTCTGAGCGTTCCTTCGAAGAAGAGACGAAGCTGTCCGGCTTCTCTGCTGCACCGGTCAAAAACGAAGGCGCTGCCATCGCTTATGACAATGCACAAGAGGCATTCACAGCTCGTTACAACCACGAGACCATCGCCCTGGGCTTCTCGATCACTGAAGAGGCAATTGAGGACAACCTCTATGACTCACTCAGCTCGCGTTACACCAAGGCTCTGGCCCGTGCTATGGCTTACACCAAGCAGGTTAAGGCCGCTAACGTCCTGAACAACGGCTTCTCCGCTAGCTACCCCGGTGGCGACGGAAAAGCTCTGTTTGCGACTGATCACCCCCTGGTTTCAGGTGGAGTTAACTCGAACGAGCCATCCACTCCGGCTGACTTGAACGAGACCTCCCTTGAGGCAGCAGTGATCCAAATCGCTGGCTGGACGGATGAGCGTGGTCTGCTGATCGCCGCAAAGCCCCGCAAGCTGATCGTTCCCCCGAACCTCATGTTCGTGGCAACTCGTCTGCTTGAGACGGAATTGCGCGTTGCAACAGCCGATAACGACATCAACGCCATCAAGAACAATGGTTCGATCCCTGAGGGTTACACAGTTAACCACTTCTTAACGGATACGAACGCATGGTTCCTGACGACAGACGTTCCCAACGGTATGAAGCACTTTGTCCGTACACCGCTGCAAAACAGCATGGACGGAGATTTTGATACCGGTAACGTCCGTTACAAGGCTCGTGAGCGTTACAGCTTTGGCTGGTCTGATCCGCTGGGCATGTTCGGTTCGCCGGGCGCTGCCTAATAAGGCGAAAGGGAAGGGAGAAATCTCTTCCCTTTTTGTTTAAAAGCGGTATTATTCGTTTTAAGTCTAGGATTATTACCTGTACCGACTGGCCTAGCAGACTTAGTAGAGATGGTATGGGGATGTGCTACTACGCAAAGGAATTGACATGGCACGTACTACCTTTTCGGGTCCAGTCGCGTCGCTGAACGGCTTCGTCCTCGGCACCGCTGATGCACCCTACCTAAGCTCTTCTTCCACCGCTGAAGGCACCGCAACTCGCGGCGCTACCTACACGGTTAACCCCACAGGTTCTTTTGGTAGCAACACAGCTACTGATCCGTCGAGCGCACAAGGCGTTTCGGGTCAGGTGTTTGGCTCCAACCTGACCTCTACTTCTACCTACTACATTGGAACCACTGGTCGTTATTTGATCACCGGCACCAATGCTTCTACCTATCCCAAGGTCGGTGTTCTGGGCGTTATTGGCAACACCACCACAACTGGCGATGCTGCTGTTATGGCTTGGATGGACGGCGATGGCGGTCTGACCACAGCTCGTGCTGGCTTCGGAATTGGCATGACCAACTCCACAGGCGGATCTGGTTTTGACTACGGTATGGACCTCCAAATGCAAGACGCAGTTGGTGGTGGCGGTTCCGTTCAGGACTACAAGAAAGCCGAAATCCGTGTATCTAACGACGTTGTCGTGATGACTGGATCTGGCGCTCCTACCGATGGCACAACTGGCGATAACTTTGCTGGCCCTGGTTCTATGTATGTCGATATTAGCGGTGCAAACCTCTATATCCAGACTGGTCTGATTACCAGCCCAGTGTGGAAATTGGTTACTCGCGCAGCTTAATAAATAGGGGGGCTTTGGCCCCCTTTAATCGACGGAGAGCCAAAATGGGAATGCAAACTGACGTTAAATCGCAATATGCGA